GACAGCGTGACCCACATCACCCTGCCGTTCCGCTGCCTGCCATCCTCGGCGGGTAACGACGACTTCAGCCTGGCATTCACCTGATCCAGGTTCACACCACCCCCTGACAATCAATGAGCTTCGTACTCGAACAGTCGCCCACGTTTAAGCACCCTGTTTCGATCCGTGAGGTGCTCGATGGCGGCAAGATCCGCACGCATCAATTCACCGCAATCTTCAACCGGCTGACGCAGACCCGGATCGAAGAAGCCGGGATGCAGGTTTCAGCTTTACAGGCTGCAATCCGCCGAGGCGAGGAGATCAAGGACATTCCCACACGGCAGATTGCCGATGAGATTCTGGCCGGCTGGGAGGGCATCACCACCGTTGATGGCGAGCCGATCGAGATGACCGCCAGCACGAAGGCGCAGCTGTTGGATCGTGCTGCTGTTGCTGATGCCCTAGTCGAGACCTTCTTTGAAGCTGACAGGAAGGCACGAGCAAAAAACTGACAGGCGCCGTTGACCACCTGCTCAGCGGCAAGGGCGACACAACACAACTGGAGGCCGATGCGGCGCGTTATGGCGTGATCCTGGAGCCACACCACCTGAAGCCGCCTGAGTATCGGCTATGGGCTGAGCTGTGGCCTGCAGTCGCTCTGTTCAGCCGATGCCTGACGCAATGGCGGGCAGGGCCGAACGGGCTCCTGGGCCTGGACTACCCGGCCGTGCTGCAGAGCGCGGCCATCTTTGGCATTGAGGTGAATGCTGCGATAATGGAGGACATCCAGGTGATGGAGCTCCACGCCCGGACCCTGATCAACAGCAAGGCAGGAGGCTCCTAACCATGGCAGTGATGAGCGCATTGCTGCAGATCAAGGCCAACGTCAGCGGCGCGGCCTCCATCGACAAGCTCGGCAAGTCGCTGGGCGGTGTGCAGAACAGGGCCTCCAGCCTGTCCAAAGGCCTTGGAGGACTGGCCACCAGCGCTGGCGCCGTGACCAGTGCGCTGACCGCGATTGCTGCTGGCGGTGCCCTTAAGGGCGTGATGGACACGTTCGGCAGCTATCAGGCCGACATCCTGGCGCTTGAAAGAGGCCTCCAGAACCTTGGCGGGAATGCTCCGCAGCAGCTGGAGCCGCTCAAGCAGCTGGCGTCGGACCTGGGCGAACAGACCCTGTTCAACGAGGAGGACTTCAACAAGGGCTTCGGGCTGCTGACTTCGTTCGGCAACATCGGCGTCGATCAATACGAGCGAGTCGCCAGGGCAGCGTCAGACGTGGCGCAGATTTCCGGCACTGATGTGTCGTCTGCGCTGATGCAGATGGCCAAAGCGCTCAATGCTCCATCTCAGGGAGTGTCGGCGCTGAGTCGTTCTGGCATTCAGTTCACGGATGCTCAGAAGGAAATGATCAAGAGCATGGAGGAGGCCGGCAATGTCGCCGGAGCGCAGGAGCTGATCTTCAAGGAGCTGGAGAAGCAGTATGGCGGCGCGTCCCTGGCTGCCGCTGGTGGATTCGCTGGCGCCATGGACACCCTCGGCGAGAAGTTCTACGACGCGCAGAAGGCAGCCGGCCCGCTGCTCGAGGCTGGGCTGACTCCACTGATCGGGTTGCTGACGGCCACCGCTGACATCATTGGCAACCAGATCATCCCGGTGTTCAACAACCTGCCAGGGCCACTGAAGACGGTGGTCGGGCTGGTGACGACTCTGGGCGTGGGCCTGATCGCGCTTGCGCCCGTGCTTGGCATCATCACGCCTGGACTGGTGCAGCTCGGCGCCGTGATCGGAGGCCTCAAGATCGGCGCAATGCTGACCGGGCTGGTGGGAACGATCGGCTCGCTGATTGGTGCGTTGACTGGCAGCGGCGGGCTCCTGGCCGCGATCGCCGCTGTCTTCACTGGCCCTGTCGGCTGGATTGCGTTGCTGGTGGCCGCCGGCGTTGCGATTTACACATTCCGCGATCAGATCGGAGATGCGCTCAAGGCGATCGGACAGTTCTTCGTTGATGGCTTCAAGGCGATCGGGGAATTGCTCAAGGCCGCGGCCCAGGCCTACCTGGATTTCTACGTCAAACCGGTGCTGGGCTTCGCTCAAGATGCCTGGGATGGGATCGTCGACATATTCAATAAGCTGCCCGATGCCATTAAAGCGCCGTTCATCGCTGCCGGGCAAATGATTCAGAACGCGTGGAACGCGATTTTGTCGTTCGTGACCAACAGCCTGAACAACTTCATTGGCAAGGTAAATGCGGCCATTAACCTGGCCAACAATCTGCCCAACGTCAACATCCCCAACATCCCCACCGTCCCTTCAGCCCCTACCGCCCAAAATCCGCAGCAGTCGGCGCCTAGCTTCGCCGGTGGCGGCTACACAGGTGACGGCCCTCGTGTGGGTGGCATTGACGGTAAAGGCGGCTTTGCAGCGATCCTGCACCCTAGAGAGCGTGTCATCGACCTGACCGCTCGCAATGGCAATGTTGCCATGCAACCGGCCCAGATCAACATCCAGACCGGCCCTGTCATGCAGGCTGACGGCCAGAACTGGGTCACCGTTGCCGACCTGCAGATGGCCATGCGGGCGACTGAGGCGGCCACCATGGCCAGGCTGCGCACCTATGCCGGCCGCCGTGCCGTGGGGGTTACCTGATGGCCAGAGCACAGTCTCAGTTCCTGCGGATCTACGACGCGGTAGGCATCACCTACCAGCGGTGGCAGAACTTCTACAGCAACGTGATCGTCACCTGGGACAGCGCCAGCTGGGTCTATGTGGCGTTCACTGCCTCCGGCGTGGCCAGTGGCGTCACGGGCGACGAGGGCGGCATCACGTTGACCCTGCCGGCCACTGGCGTCGTTGAGCAGGCCGTTGATCTGGCGATGGAGCAGGCCAGGTTGTTCGAGGTCAAGACCTACGAGTTCGACCCTGTGGCCGATGGCGTCAGCTCACCACCGGCTGGCCAGACGCTGATCTCCACCTTTCTCGGTGAGATCACCAGCGCATCAGAGTCCAACTTCGAGTTCACGCTGCAGCTGGGCAGCAGCCTTTCACCGGTCGGCGCTCAGTTTCCGCCGCGCACGATGACGAACAACCTGATCGGGATGGGGATGCAGTTCTGATGGGCAGCTATTACGAGAAAAGCCCGGAGTTCCTGCGGCGGCAACAAGAACGGCGAGAGCGCATTGAGGATTACTTCGCCAACGGCGGCGTGGCGGCCAGTGGCGCGACAGGCAGAGGCAGCACGATCTCAGTTGGAAGCATTGCACCCTCTGCAGCACCCCCTGCAGCTGTTGAGGTGCAGCCACCGAGCGACTCAGGGCCGGCCCAGGGAGCCCTGGGAGAACTCTGCGGCAGGCAACAGGCCGCCGTCATCGGTCAGGCTGTCCCGATCGTCTTCGCGCGGCGTGTGGGCGACCGTGGCGGCGTCTTCATCACCCCACCGGCAACCGATGCTCGATACGAGAACGACGCCAGCAACGAGCTAACTGCGAAGTATCACTTGATTCTTGGCGATGGCCCGATGGGCAGCGTTCAGGTGAGGGATGTCTATCAATGCACCTGTCGGGTTGGATCGTTCACCCAGACCTATAACCGCAGGGCTGGCGATTGGGACCCTGGCAACTTTTTGGTGGAACGCGAGGGTTACACCCTCCAGAACGTGCCGGACTACTGCGGCAGCAAGGGCACGGGCGAAGGCATGACCACCTTCAGCTACGAGAACACCTACCCGGATGGGTCAGGCGATTGGGCGCTCGAAGTGCAGGTGTTCATCCGCGAAGGCCGGACGGTGACCAGGCTGGCCGATGACACCAGCGGCCCCAGCAGCAACTTCGCCGACTTGTTCAAGCTGGCCATGGAGACAAGCGCGAAGCTCCCGGCCGACATGATCGACACGACACGGCTGCAGACCGCTGCTCTGTTCCTCGATGCCAACGAGCTTTATTGCGACATAGCCATCAAGGAGACCCAGAACCTTGATGACTTCATCGCCAGCAACGCTCCCTACTTCCTGCTGCGCGAGACGCGGGTGAATGGCAAGCGAGGGCTGAGGCCGCTGCTCCCGATCGACGGTGCCTACGCCATCTCAACCGATCCCGTCCCGTGGGAGTTTGAGTTCAACGAGGACTTCATCATCCCCGGCAGCCTGCAGGTCGACTATACGCCCTTGGAGCAGCGCAAGCCGAAGCTAATGGTGGCGATGTGGCGACAACAGCCCGGTGACACGTTCGGGATCATCCGAACCGCTGAGGTGGGCTATGCGAAAGATCGCAGCAGTGGCGACGTCGAACAGCACGACATGAGTCTTTTCTGTACGCATGAGCTTCATGCCGTGCGGGCGATGGCATATAAGCGAGCGCGGCGGAAGTGGAGCACGCACACGATCAGTTGGAGCTGTCGGCCTGAGGTTTACAACCGGATCCTGGAGGAGGGCGACATCGTGCGGGTGACGTACGAGCGGAACGCCAGCGATGGGAGCACGACAACCCACGACTACCTCTACGAGCTGGATCAGATCGAGAAGACCTCCACCGGCGAGATTGCGTTCCAGGCGACGCACTTCCCTGTCGATGCTGAGGGCCGGTCGCTGGTGGCGCTGACCGTTGCGCAGGCCGAAGCCCAAGGCCTGAGCTACGAGGGCAGCATCAGGACCGGGATCGACTGCGACGAGAACAGCAGCACCGACACGTCAGTGCCTGCCGAGGTGGGCCAGGCCGTTGAATCAGGCAACCCACCGGCACCCCCACCGGCACCCCCACCGCTGCCGCCTTCGCCTCCAGCCCCAGGAGGGGATGACCCACCACCGGAACCACCACCGGGCGGCTATCCACCGCCGCCAGTGCCACCGGCGCCGATCCCGACGCCACCGGATGACCCATTTGATCCGTGCGAGCCGATCTGCACTTCAGGGTCAATCTGCGGAGAGGTTGGCGAGCCTGCCCCAACCTGCCCAGCAGGTACAACTCAAGTCGGGATCATCACCGCGCATCAGCCTGACGGTGATCAGACCTGCGTGATCTGCGAGGATTGCGAGCCGCCTGATGACCCGAGCTGTCCACCGCTTAACGGCGTAGGGGTGTGGAATCTCTCCGCATTGGCTTACGACAAAGGCGGGACCAGATTCCGGTACTATGCCATTGAGATTCCCGATCCTTCTTACAACGGAAGCGGGCAGCTAGTTGAAACGCGAATTGTGCAAGACAACGAAAGCGTGACGGCCGGAGACGTGCTGGATTGGACTCCCAACACCGATACCGATACGTTCTTCAGTGTTTCGGACAGATCAGTTAGCGGAAAAACAGGAATCTCTTACTGGGATGAGGACAATTGCCCAATATCCGCAAGCACACTCGCTGGTCGAGTTGAGTTGTCAAGATGGACCGACGGCGTGCGGACCACTTTCCTGAAAAATCTTGGAACGTCACTGCTGGATGTTGATTGTGACATCAATAACGCTCAAGAATTGCTGACTCTTACTTACATTGGCCCTGGTCAAATCCGCGACTGGTGGTCAACCAGCGCTCTGCCTGGAGGCATCAGTAACGGCGTATTAACCTCACTGACTCCCATCCCTGCCCCCGACCTCCCCGGCCCCTCATGACCAACCCCACCCCCTCCATCCGCACCATGGCCGAGAGCCTGGTCGTCTCCACCGGCCAGGCCATCCGGCATGGTGTCGTCTCGGATGACGTCTACCGCTACCGGCTGGCCACCTGCTTCAGCTGCGAGCAGTTCAACCACAAGACCCGGCGCTGC